TTTGGAGAAAACGCTTCGCCTTGGTGCAAAAAAGGTGATTGGATATGTATTGGCAGATATGCTGGTGCTCGATTTAAAATTGATGGTGGCGAAGTTCGTATTATAAATGATGACGAAGTTATAGCTACAATCATGGATCCCGATGACATTAAACATGTATAGAATTAACACGTGGAGATCACGCTATGGATATAAGTGAAGAAAAGAAAATTGATATAGGAGACTCTGACGAGTCTGAAATTGAAGTAGACCTTGAGGCTTCCTCAGAAGAAACTAAAGAGGAGGTTGCAGAAAACCCACCTGAAATAAAAGAGCCAGCGGACGAATCCGAATTAGATGAGTATAGTTCTGGTGTTAAGTCTCGTATTGATAAACTTACCAAACGTATGCGTGAAGAAGAACGTCAAAAACAATCTGCTGTTCAATATGCTGAAAACGTTAGGAATGAAAACGAGGAATTAAAGAAACGTCTAGATTCTTTAGATAAAGGTTTTCAGGAAGAGTTTGACACAAGAGTTACAACTCAAATACAAGCAGCTAAACAACTTCTTAAAGAAGCTCACGAAACAGGTGACGTTGAAAAGATAGTTGAGGTACAGGAAGCCTTATCAGAACTTGCTGTAGAAAAAGGCAAAATTAAAAAGCCTGTTAAGGAAGTTGAGGAAAAAGTAGAAGCTCCCGTAGCGGCTCCTCCTCCTCAACAACAAGCTCCGGCACAGGCGGATCCGAAAGCAGAAGACTGGGCTTCTCGAAATGAGTGGTTTGGAAACGATGAAGTTATGACATATGCCGCTTTTGGGGTTCACAGACGGTTAGTTGAGGATGAAAAATTTGACCCGCAGTCAGATGAGTATTATTCTGAGCTTGACAAAAGACTTAGGGCTGAGTTTCCACATAAACTTGGAGCAAAGCCTAAAACGGGTGGAAGTAAAAAGGTTGCGTCAGCCGAAACTTCCGCATCCCGCAATAGAGGTGGACGTAAAACAGTGCGATTAACGCCTTCTCAAGTTGCTATTGCGAAAAAGCTAAATGTACCACTTGAAGAATACGCTAAATACGTAAAATAAGGAGTTAATCATGAAACAAGAGACCACTACTCGCCAGAAGACACCTAGGACGCCCCGCGACAATCAGACACGTGTTAAAGAAGCACGCAAGGAACCTTGGAGACCGCCATCAATGTTAGATGCGCCTCCCCCACCCGAAGGTTATAAACACCGTTGGATTAGGGAAAGTGTAATGGGCTTTGATGATCGTAAAAACGTATCAGCTAGATCTCGTGAGGGATATGAGTTGGTTCGTGGAGAAGAATACCCAGATTTTGATATTCCTACTGTTGACGATGGTAAACATGCAGGAGTTATTGGAGTAGGGGGATTACTTTTAGCAAGAGTTCCTGAAGAAGTTGTTGAGTCGCGAAATGCTTATTTCCGTGGTCAAACACGGGATCAAATGACGGCTGTTGATAACGAGTTAGCTCGTGAACAACATCCAGCAATGCCTATCAGCAGACCTGATAGGAGTTCAAGTGTAACTTTTGGAGGTCCTCAAAAAGAGGACTAGGAGAAAACTAAATGGCTAATTCAAATGGAAGTTTTGGTCTTCGCCCCCTAAGTAAATTAGGTGGAGGAGCTAATTCCACTGGCCTTACGGGATATACTCCTTACGAAATTGCCTCTGACAACAGTGACAAGATCTATCACGGACAATTGGTTATTCCTCTTGCTTCTGGATATATCGACCATACAGCTAACGCTGCTGGTGGAACTGTTAGTCATCTAGGCGTATTTCAAGGATGTGAGTATGTTTCTAGCGTCACTGGAAAAACAACATGGAGTAACTACTGGCCTGGATCAGGTGCAGATAGTAATCATCCAGTTAAAGCATTTATTGTAGATGATCCTAATCAGCTATATGTAATTGCTACGGATGCTTCGTGGACAAGTAAGGCAAATGCTCGCGCAAGTGTCTTTCTAAACGCAAATCTTTCTACAGGTATAACGGGTACAGATGCTACTGGTGTTTCACTAGGTCGTTTGGCTATCAGTACTCTGGCTACAACCAACTCCTTGGGACTACGTGTCTTAGGATGGGTTGAAGATCCTGAGAACGAAGATTTTGCATCTGCCGGAATCGGCGCAATCGTAAGGTTGAACAACCCGTTCAATGCACCTGTTGGGTCCATTGCATCTGGTACACCTTCAACCACTGGCGTATAGGAGAATTGAGAAATGGCTATAAGTAGAGCACAACTAGCTAAAGAGCTAGAGCCTGGCCTCAATGCCCTTTTTGGGTTAGAGTACGCTAGGTATGATAATGAAGCTGCTGAGATTTTTGATACAGAATCTTCAGAGCGAGCATTTGAAGAAGAAGTAATGCTTGCTGGGTTTGGTACTGCACCTGTTAAGGGTGAAGGATCAGCGGTCAGCTTTGATGATGCACAAGAAGCATATACTGCACGATATACACATGAGACTATCGCTCTTGCTTTCTCAATTACTGAGGAAGCTATTGAAGATAATCTTTATGATCGTCTTGCTTCTCGTTACACTAAAGCGTTAGCACGTAGTATGGCTAATACTAAGCAAGTTAAGGCGGCTTCTGTTTTAAACTCCGCTTTTGATTCTACTGTTACTGGTGGTGATGGAAAAGAGCTTTGTGCTACAGACCATCCTCTTACCAATAACAATACTCTTGCTAATGAGCCAGCAACTGCTGCTGATTTAAACGAGACTAGTCTTGAAAATGCGCTTATTGATATAGCGGGTTTTACTGACGAAAAGGGTCTTAAAGTATCTGTACGAGGAATGAAGTTGATTGTTCCGCCAGCATTACAATTTGTTGCGGATCGTCTTCTTGAAACCACTCTTCGTCCCGGCACTTCTGATAATGATATAAATGCTATGAGGAACATGGGTATGCTTCCTAATGGCTACACAGTTAATCATTATCTATCAGACTCTGATGCGTTCTTTATTAAGACGGACGCACCTAGGGGATTCGTTCACTTTGAGCGTATGCCTATGTCTACCAAGATGGAAGGTGATTTTGATACAGGTAATGTACGGTACAAAGCCCGTGAGCGTTATAGCTTCGGTTACTCTGACCCACGTTGCGTGTACGGTTCACCCGGCGCTTAACTGAATTAAGGAGAGGGGAAACTCTCTCCTTATTTTCTGGGATTTTTGACTTTATAGACTGCCCCAGCAGACGCTTACAAGACTATAGAGTCTCATACTTTGTAAGGAGTAACCTATTATGGGTAATTCAACTTTTAGCGGTCCCGTCCGCTCCGAAAACGGTTTTGAAGTTATCAACACTAACGCCACAACAGGCGCTGAAACCACCACTTTTGATATTGCTTCAACAGGAATTGTTACAGATAAATATATTAAGCATGTGGGTTTTGCTACTGGTGTTACAGTTAACACTACTGCTGGAGATAGTCCGGCAATTGGTGAGTTTACTCAACCGGCTAACACTATCATAACAGATATTAAAATCTTTTGTGCTACATCACCTGTTATTGGAACTGGTGATATTGGCTATGAAGTTGGTACAAGTAGTTCAGGTGCTCAAATTGTTGCCGCACAAACGGATGAAATATTAGATGGTGGAACTACTGTTGTAGTAGGAAACGTTACGGTAACATCTCTTGTTCTTCAAACTCAAAACGCGACTACTGCTCCTGCTTCTGTGCAGTATACATCAGCAGAGCGTACTATCTACTGTAATATTACTAATACGGTAGATGCTACTACGGCTGGCTCTTTTACCTTTATAATTGAGTATGTACAAGTAGCTTAATTAATGTCTAAGGTGATTAAGGAGTAAGTTATGGCAGATGCGGTCAACATAGAAAAACTACAGGACGGCCCTAAAAAAGCTGTTTTTTACCTAACTAACCTTAGTGATGGAACGGGAGAGTCGGCAGTTAAAAAAATTGACATGTCAACTCTTTCAACTAATGCTGAAGGCGATGCAATAACTTCTATTAGTATTAGTAAAATTACTTTTTCAACTGTGGGAATGTCGGTAACTCTTTTATATGACGCAACAACAAATGTCGTTGCGATAGGATTACCAGCAGACTATACCGATACTATAGATCTTTCAGATCAGGTAACGGGTCTTCCTAATTATGCTGGAAGTGGCGTTACAGGAGATATTTTACTGACTACAGTAGGACATTCTTCAGGAGATACTTACAGCATTGTTATAGAAGTTGCTAAATCGTATTAAGATGGATGAAATGACCTCATATATGTGGAATGGTATTCTCACATTAGCTGGGGCCATTTCTCTTTTCTTTCTTAAAAGTCACCACGCTACAGTTCAACGTTTAGATATTCTTTTAAGCAAAACAAGAGAAGAAGTAGCTAGAGATTATGTTTCTAAAGACGATCTTGCAAAAGATATAACCAGACTACATGATCGATTTGATCGATTAGAGAATAAAATAGATTCGTTAATGAAAGGATGATATAATCCTTTAAGGAGATAAACATGGCAACTTCTGGATCGTCTGATTTTAATTTAAACATGGCTGAGATTACAGAAGAAGCTTTTGAGAGATGTGGGCTTGAACTTCGTACAGGATACGACTCTCTCACTGCTAGAAGATCTTTAAATATATTATTTGCTGATTGGGCAAATAGAGGCTTAAATCTTTGGACCGTAGAAGAGTTAACGCAAACGTTAGCTCAACTTTCTTCTACATCTTCTATTTCAACATATCCAATAGGAACTATTACTTTAACGGTAGCTGCTACAAGTAGCTTTTCTGTAGGAGAAACTATTACCGG